TTCTCAATACGTGCAATTAATGCACCAGTTGAATAATTTTCGATTAGCACTAAAGGTACGCCTTTTACAGCAAACCCCGTCTGTGGCGCGGGTAAAGTAGCAGTCAAATTAAACACTTCCTTTCAAATTTTGGTCAAAACAAAAGGCCACCGATTATTCGATGACCTCGCCAACCTTGAACCTTAAAATATATTTTTTTATCCCCGATACCCCCGAGGAAGATTGGAAACTTGATTGAAACTCTGTTAGGAACGAATTTCCTCCGAGTTGAACGTAATGGAGCAGGCCCCTTGCCGTGTCACCTATCCGCATTGTCCCAGTTTTCGTGGTTGCTGACTTTACGCCGGTTGAATTATCCGAGTAGATAGCCACTTCAAACATTCCGTCATAAACGCAACCATTAACTCGAGAACGAACCCCGGGGATAGGGTAGATACAACAAAGCGGAATATTGTCTTTGGTCAATCCATCCGGGTCTAGTTCCTTCTGGACTTTCTTAACAATGTCGCCCATATTGGAGGCAGTTGTCAGTCCGAAATACCCCAGAAAAGTAGAATCGGCTTTCAGTTTCCCGAAAACCGAGTTTATAATGCTAAAATCACTCAATAGGCATCACTCCCTAACCCCAATCTATTTCGTTTTTCACATCTATCCCTCCCCATGAATGTACTGATAAAACGGGAAAGCCTGTATCATCTGTATTATCCGTTCAAGAATATATGGTCTTGAACGCTCGACAATTCCCTGTAACCAATGTTGCGGTTCTTGCGGGCGCAATACACGCTCTAAATTCAAGCCCTCTGCATTGCCGGTCGAATACGCCAATATGTTATCAAGCGTGGTGTACGTTCCTTCCGGTCTACCGCTTATCGGATGACCATATGGAAACCTAGCAGGGTTGTAATATTGGCTATTAACGTATTCATCCCATGCGGGATTGCTTTCGTCTGCCAGTGAACCAGAACCCCATTCAGTTATCAGGGCTTGCATACCACCAGAGAAGAACGTTCCCGTCACTATCCCAGCAGCAGTCACCACTTCCGTAAACATTCTTGACCTATCTACTTGTGGGGGTGCTATGCTAATAGCTTGTGACCATATCCAATCCGTTAAGATTTCGCATTCTGCTAACAAGGCTATTTGTAAGCCTTTATACATAGCCTGAGAGTCAATTATTAATGGCATTTCATCACCCCGTCCATGCCGATAATTGCAGCACCATACATCCGGGAAATTCAAGCGTATCAATTGCATCTACCCGGTAATAGTTGCCGTTCACCGTTGCTTTGTCGAGTAGCACCAAGCTACTGTCGTTTTTGGCATAAACCTTCAAAACGGTGCTTGCCAGCAGTCCAGGGTCAACCAACCGCATTGCTGCATTCACCACATCAGCGCGACAGGCCACCGCACTTATTACGGTTGTAGTTGTTGAACCCGTTTGGTTGCCGTAAGCGTCATATGTGGGCGCATCTCTGGTCACAGTCAAAGTCGCATTACACAGCATCCCGTGAGCGATAATTGAAACGTCCGTTCCTTGCACAACTTCTTTTTTGGAAACGACGGTCAAGTAAGATTCGCTGCCAGCAGTCACTATTTCGCCAGTTGCCAAACTAGAAGCAAGAAGCAAGTTCATTAATCGCCTGTTTTGGGTTGCGTAGTCAGAATACGAACCTTTGAACCGTGAAATTGTAGCCTTGCCCGTGTAGCTTGTAGGTGTTCGGGTGATCGTAATGCTAACCCCATCGTTTTCAATATGAGCGGCTTTTTCATCAAGCATTACGAATCACCACCATAATCAAGCTCAAGCCTAGTGTTAGTGACTACCCCTACAAGGCTATAAGGTATCCCTACTTCGCTTTCAAGCGCCAGGTCAATGAAGTCTTTAACGGTATTTTCAAACTCAGTCTTTTTAACTATCCAATCAACGTCTTTTAGCCGATAAGCATAGCCAGTTTCAGACGTTTCCGTTATCTTTATCCTGTTAGGCATACCCGGACAGAGCAGGGCGCAGACCTGAGCGATGCAAGCCGATTGCAGGAAGGTCAACGGATCACCTGCCGCCGTTACAATTGCCGCATAAGTCGGTACCGCTTTTTTTATTAAAGCTTCGGCCAAACTTGCCTTGCTATCGATGGCCGTGGTTGATAAGATGCTTTCAGTCACGCCCATATCGGTTTGAACTTGCGTTTCATATCCGGTTGGTAAAATTGCATTTGCGATAAAATCACCCCCTTAGAATGGGGAAAGGGGCAGGTTTTAGCCCACCCCTTGATAAAATTGGTCTTTCTTTCTCTTGCCGGGTTTCACTGGTTCCGGTTCGGCATCGGCTCTTACTAATTCTCCTTCTGCAAGTTTTTTCCGAATAAACATAGTCTCTTCAACCGTAAATTCATCCGGCCCAGTTATAACTGCGCCCGTTTCCCTGTCCCACGCTATCTTAGTCGGGTCTTTTAATTTCACCTTAACTTCGTTCATAAGCCGCCCCTACTGAGTCAAATCAAGAACAGCGGTAGCGTCGGCGAACAGCTTGGCATAGGCATCGTTTTCCGAAACAGTCAATACGGAAGTCTGATTCATAATGAATCTCTCGGACTCTGCAATGTCGGAACCTATTTCGGTTACTTCCTCAATTGCAGAACTGTTGTCAATGCCGATAATCTTATTGGCGGGAGCAGAAGGGATATACAGTGCTTTGTAGTTGACTACTAAGCCAGATTCAAGAGACATTTTGGCATCTACTGGCCCCTGCATAACAGCGGAAAGTAACGCCAACGGGTCAATATTTGGCTTTTGCATGGTAAGCAACGCAACGATTTCATCAAGCCCACCTATGACGATGTTGCAGTTGTACTGTTTAGCGGAAAACTTCATAAGGAATTTTAACCATGAAGTATAATCCAGGCCATCCGCAACCACACCGCCAAGGTCAGCATTGAGCTTATAGACGGTTGCAGCGTTGGTGTTTCCGTCGCCGTTGATGATTACGTCCAGAGCTTCGTCGGCTTTGTCGAGTCCGGCTTGGGCGGCAATACGACGGATATGCAGAGAAAGCATATCAATCTTCATCCGGCGAATAGCTTCGTAGGAAGCTTTGATAGCGCGACCATATTTATACAGTTTGATGCTGTGTTCCTGCCCTTTGATTTCACAGATTGGCAGCTGGGCGGCTTCGGTTACACGCTTTCTAGTCTGTTCTGCCGGTTGATCGGCAACATAGTAGGGAACATATACATTGCTATCAATCGGGGTCGTAATGGCACGCAATTGCTCCAATTTGCTAGTTGCCATCGGAGCCTCACGAGCTACACGGGAAATTACTTCAGGGAATAAAACCTTGCTCTCTTCGGTCAGATAGAAAGACTCAACGTCACCGGCATATACTCCATTTTTGCCAGGAGCAACGCGGATACCGAATCTTTTTAACTGCCTGCCGAGAGCGTCTAGTTTTTCATGGGGACCATAATCCTCTGACGGGTCAAGATTCTCTAAGTGCTGAGACAAGTTGAGTTTTAGTCTCTGAGCAGTCTTGTACATATCAATGTTCAACTTAATGTCATTTGCTTTGATTTTACCTACTTCAACAGCCATTTAATTTACACTTCCTTTCTATTTTCGGGCATAAAAAAACACCCTTTCGGGTGCGGGTTATTTTGTTCTACAGAGCAACTACCGCGATAAGGTTTGTCGTATCAACGTCCAGAACAATACCGCGGCCTTTGGAAACAACGGTCGCAGAACCAGTTTCAGCGGTTCCAGGATCGTTCTTTATGTTACCTGCTCCATCAACCACAACGGCAGATCCAACAGTAGGAACGGTTCCGCTTGCATACGGGAGATACAGGACACCGGCAATGTCCACCGAACCATACATATCAGCTTCAAACTGTGAGAGCTTTCCAAGTAATCTGTCGCCGTCGCTGCCTAATCCTGCGGTTTGTGCAGCGGTTGCGGCCACTGCCTTGTCAACATCAGCGACAACAGTTCCGGTTGCCAATTTAAAAGTAAAAGTTTTAACCAATGCGTCTTTAAAATCAACGCCACCTCTAGCCATTCAAATACACTTCCTTTCGTTTCAGTTCTTACAGAACTATGTAGTAGATTTCATAGGTCCCAACAATTCCAGCACTTGCACCGGATGCAACGGAACCAGTTACCCATTTAGCAGTAGCAAGTCTTTGCCCGGCCTTTCCATTGGTGCCAGCTGATTCCATGTTAGTAAATGTCCCAGTTGCAGCATTTACGTCTTTGCCATCAATCAAGTTGTCGCTTAGGGTTGTTGCGGTTGCGGCAGTTGTTCCAACATCAACAGTGCATGCGCCAGTTGATACATGGGTGCTTACTAAAGCCACATGAACAACCAGAATGTCTCCCGTCTCGGGATTCGCCCAAGAAAATAATCCGCCAGCAGTGTCTACCGCCGCCAAAGCGCCATTGGCTTTTTTTACAGCACGATTTACCTCAGTTGCCGTAGCAGTCATGGTGTGCAACTTAACAAGATCTGCATTGGTAACGCCAGAACTGTGCAAAGCGTTTATCTCTGCCGCAGTTGAAGTTACGGACGTGCCGGCACCAGAACCAATCTTCAAATCTGCAACAGCTAATACGTCAACGTTTCGATTTGTGCCGAGAACAAGAACCTTACTTGCCTCCGCAGTCCCGGCAGTCGTAACAGCAGTTCTGTTAAGCTGTGCGGCTGTCGCAGTTACTTCTACCCTTGGACTTCCAAGATATAACTTTTTAACCCATGCATAAGCCCATCCAAGCAATTAATTCACCCCTCTCTACAACGAATAACATTCATCGTTGTTCCTGATTTTAGTCGCGCCATCCGGCAACTTGTGATCTTCACCCTTGGTATGTCCAGCAGGTACGCCAAGTTTCGCCAGTGCCGACGCTTCCCACTTCTCGCTGAAAGATTTTACTTTCTCAACGTCCAGAGTCGCAAACACCTCGCGGTAGGTTGCTTCATCAAAGTCATTGCCTTGATCTCTCACACCGGACTTAATAGCCAATTCAATCGCATCCTCACGATACTTCTTGCCCAGTTCGGCCTGCGGAGTCAGTTCGTCAACTTTGGTTTTCAGGTTAGCAATCTCTGTGTCTTTGGCTTCATGGTCACCTTTAAATTTAGCGTTTTCAGCCGTTAAGCTATCAAATGCTAACTTTTCCTCGTCAGTCATCATACTGTGGTCACTTCCTTTCTTTGTTGATTTGGCCTTTAGAGCCTCGTTTAAAGCCCCATCGAGTGCGTCCGTCAAGAAATGTTCGTGTCCTTCGTCGAATAGTGCCTGTACGACCTTCTTGTGTTCTGCGCTTAATCTGGCTTTTGTCCAACCTTCGGGCAATTCCGTTTCTGAGTACATTAAGTGGTACAGTTGATGCAACTCGCTTGCATCGCGTAGATTCTCGCTTTCGATTTGGAATGTCGCGCTGTTGGACGATAGACAACAAAAAACCGGTGCGTCTTTGTTCACCAGCTTTAGGTCTGCTATGTTGTTGAAAAATGCTTTGTGCTTATCTAAATGCTCCTTGGCATGCTCGAGATTTGCGTTGACTGATAACACCCCGGCATCAGGATAAGCCCCGGCGCATACGATTGAATTTTCAATCATCATGCTGTTGTCGTTTGTGGCTTTCGGTTTGGCAATTACGGTACATAATACCCTTTGTGCTCCACCGTCAGCGTCATAATAACGTCCCGGCCAATGTCGGCACTGCTCATAATCCCTTATATCGTTGTGACAAATAGAACATTCCGAGAAGCCCCAGGTCACCGACACAGAGGAATCATACAATATACCAGAATCTATTTGCTGACTAATATCATCTGTCGTAAAGTCCTGTATATAGGTCTTGCTTGCGGTTGGCATAAACATTGAGCCATCCAATTGCAACTTATCGACATCACTTACAAGTTCACCCTCAAAAAATCTCCCAAAAGGAAGAGTTACAGCATCGCCATATCCTCCAAAACTATGATCTGCTATCTGCACCACATCGCCCCTGTTGATATTAGCCAGATATATGTCCATCAGTGAAGCATCAAACTGCAAGAATCGGGACGGGATATAACCTGTGCCTATCATTCTAAACTTATGAACGTGAACATTGTCGGCACTTAACGGAGTCTTTGTGAATCGGTTGATTTTCGCTAGTTGTTCGGGCGTTGGTTTAGCCAAATTTATCACCACCTTTTAGTTTATTTAAGGGAATTACTGCCTCTGGTTTATCGGGGCCAAAATCGCCAAAGAGGACAGTCTTAGAACATATTCCACCTTGAGCCATATCTACCGGATTGCCCCCATAACTGCACTTCCTGACCGCATCTTTTATCTGTTCATCGGATAGCGACTTTTTAGCTTCTATAACCGCTTTATCCATTTCGGATTGACTTAACATCTAATCACCTCACCCTAATACTTCATACGGACAATCTGCCGTTACCGCCTTGGCTATTGCCGCGAAGGTAATTGTCCCGCCTGTGCACGCGGTTATAGTGGCATAATAATCAACGCCCTCAACGGTCACTTTCACAACCTTGTTGACGTATAAGGCGGCTTCAAAACTCTTGGTAGAATCTACTACAGTCGTAGTACTGCCACCCGTTGCCACTCCACGGACTATAACTAACCGAATAGAGGGAATTATCTCATCCGTTAGCCAATCATAAGCCTGTTGGCTAAAGTCTCTAAAACTCATGTTTCACCTTCTTTCTACTGTGTCGCCGGGGGACTACCATGCCGAGGATAATCCTCTTGCTGTCCACCGCTTGCTTCGCGCTCTTTGCGTTCCTTAATTAATTCCTGCCATTTTTCGGGCTCACCAATCATCCCTAACACTTCCCGGTGGGCTTTCATTTCTTCGTAGTCACTAATAGAGCCGCGCATCCGAGCAGTAATTATAATGTCCTGCCTTGTCTGCTTCTCAGCTACTACCTGCAGGTCACTTCTAAGGTCTACGGTTGCAAATTCAACGTCTACCCATCCGGGAACACCTTCAAGATTAAGGGCTAAAGTTAGGGCCCGTTCCAATACTCTTTCTACGACCGTCTGCACGGACTCGATTCCACGGCTATAAAGTTTTAATTCGGCAGCATATGACTCTTTGGAAGTATCTGCGCTTATGCCGAGAATGGACGATAATGTTTTAAGAGCTGCGGCCATTGACTTATTGATGGCATTGAGTACCGCGTCCACCTTGATTGTCTGACTGCCGCCCTTACCTACCATATCCAAATCTGCACTATCCCACATGACCGGGATTGAATCAGGTTCGATATTAGTCATAGCAGTTTGAACATCAGTCCTAATTTTATCCATCCACTCTTTACGTTTTACCGGGTCATTCTGTATGTGACTGGGCATGTTCTTAACGGCTATCTCTTCGAGCAGTTTAATTCTCATACGAGGATAGCCGGTTTGATGTACTGCCGCCAACAGGTCATTCATAAACTGTACTTGCCATACAACGACCTGAATCAAACTGATTAACGGACTTGCGCCGTAAGGGTCATTCGTCGCCGGGTCTAATGGCTGATAAAATACCGTAGGATAGTCAATCTTTACATAGCCTGTACTGCCAGGAATTGACTGCCTCTGATATGGAACTAATCGCCCTTCCTCACGCTGAAAATAGATTGTAGCGGGGTCATATGGTTGTATCCTATCTAGCTTGCCAAGAACATTTAAAACGTCCTCGCAGCCAGTCCCGCCACGAATCAGAGTGTCTTGAAGCAATTGCCCGGTTATCAGGTCCATGTCCCTAGCTTCTTGGAATCCGCTGTTTACGGCAGGATGATTCAGTCGCCAGAGAATGCCGTCTAAAACTCTTTGACCACTTGCATTGTCTTTGCCAGTCACCGTTTTGGCCTTGCAGGTCAGTCCAGAATTAGCCACCCGCAAGAATTGCCAGATACCAAACGAAGTTTCCGGGTGATTATGTCTGAGCATGTCCAGGACTTCACCTGAGCTATAATATTTAAACAGCGTTACATCTATTTTTCTAGAGGTAACATCGTCTTTACGTGGCATGTAAGCAAAGCTCAGATATGAATATGGGTACTGTTCGGTTTTTGCTATGCCGGATGTAGGGGGATTCGACACCGTATTATTGGGACTTCTTGCGGTTTGTATCGCTTGCTGGGATTGCTTGCGTTTACGTTTTGCCAATATCTTCACCTGCCTTTACCAATGTACTGAAATCCCGCTAATATCGGGCATCATCGTGTGAACAAAATCGGTGCTCATCTGAGCAAACAACGCGCAAACCATTTGCAGAGCTTCCGGCTCGTCGTCGTATTTTAATGCCCCCAAATAAATAAGCCCCTCAATGAGGGACTGCTGGCTTTTATGGAATTTGAGATAACCGTTAATAATCAGCGGTTGAAGCTGTGATTTTATTCGCCAATGCTTATCGCCTTTAGGTTTTGGTTCAGTCACGATATTAATATATGTCCCATTCTTAGCCGATTCCTTTTGAACATTACCGGCAAAATAGGCTTGAAACGCCACATCCTCAATGTAAAATTCCTGATAACCAAATCTCTCATGCTTATCAAAGATAGCTAATATCTGGTCATCCGGACTTCTTCTTTTGGCATCTGATTCAACCACGTAAAGGTATCCATTAAAATCTTTAGCCACAGAACATATGGCCGATAAATCACTGCTCTCGTTTTTAGCCATTGAAGGGTCAAGCGCGCCTTTAATAACGCAAGTCGAAAGCTCGGGCAGATAATCATAGTAATGAAAGTCTTCTGGTCGAATCCAAGCGGTATCCGGGTCAATGGGTTCGTTCTGGTATTCAGAGTTATAAGCGGCCGGGCCTAAATCGATTAATTTACGCTTGTAATAATACAGGTCCTTAGCTTGAGGCCAAATGACTTTTGAACCAACTTCCATTTCCTCTCTATGGGCCAGGAAAAAAGCATAGGCATCTTCAACATTGTTGGGATTACTCTTGTCTACGTATATCTCTTTCCAGTCAATCCAGAGGGGGCTATCGTTGTCCTCAATTACCGCTTTATATTTCTTGGTTCTATAGCCAGGTTTTTTAAGCAGGTTACTCAATAGGCTGTCGTAATGAAGAATAGTCCCGATAACAACAACATCGGTATATTTGGAACCTGCCAGCATTACAACCTTGTTAAACCAGTCCATTAAATACTTACGCTGGTCGGCACTTCGGACGTTTTCATCGTTTTCAACATCATCCAATATTATAAGGTCAGGCCGGTATTGCTTATGCTTAATGCCCCTTATCTTTTTGCCGGAGCCCTTAGCGCATATCAATACATCGTTTTTAAGCAATATAGCATCGCTTTTCCACATGGATTTTCCCTTAAGAGAACCAAAATCCTCAAGAATGTACTCGTTTTCTTCTATGGCGGTCTTAATCTGTTTTAAGTCGTCCACGGCCTGGTCGGAACTATCCGATACCAAGACAATGTAATGTTTTTTGGCATATAGCGCGTTATTAGCCGGATAAATCATATTCCAGTCGGTTGACTTGGCTGATTCACGGGGAGCCGCTATAACCTCTGTTTCTCCACCTTTGCTATCCTCAATGCGTTTCATCTCTGAAAATTGCTCGTGATGAAATTCGCAAGGCGGTAAACTTGCATATTCTGGGAAGTAGGCACGCCCAAAGTACTCATAATCCATACGCCCAAGCATTTTTCTTATGCCTTTAGGCCCGGTTAACGGGTTATCTGTTAGGATTTTTTCTACTTCGGATGGCTCAAACCAGTGGTCTAGGTACTCAAATGTTAAATTTATGAGATCTTGTTCGTAACTATCCAAGTTCACCACCACCAATCAACTAGCCATCAAGAAAGAAAACGCCCAATTGTAGGCGTTTATCAAACATATTCATCTTAAAGTTCATCTTAGAATCAACTAAAAACATCTTATAAGTTATTGTGAGTGGCCCAAGGACTTCCACCTTGAGACAGGTATTCTTATCGCATTTAGTGGGTTATTGGATACCCTTCCCGCCACACCCCTAACAATAAGGGGGATACTAACGTCTTATGGGTTCCT